GGGGCGAGCGGCTACACGCGCTATGTGTGCCCGAAGCCTTCGAATCGAGGGAGCCACCCACCCTGCCCCAGCCGTCGAAGCGTCAGGGTCGAGCTCGCCGACCGGGCGGTCTTCGATGAGCTCTGGAAGATGGTCGGCGGGGAAACAAGCGACGTCGCCCGGGCAATCGATGCGGCGAAATCCGGCGAAGAGCCCGAGGATCCGAAGGCGGCCCTAAAGCGCCTCGAAAAGGAGCTCGCGAAACTCGCGGCTCGGGAGACCCGCGCCCTGGCGCTCCTGAACGATGGGCTGCTATCCGACAAGGCGGCTCGGGCCGAGCTCGCGACGGTGAAAGCGGCTCGCGCCGAGGTCGAAGCCCTGGTTCAAAAGGCGACCGATGCCGCGAATGCGCCGACCCCGCGCGCCATTCTGAAGGCTACGGCCGCTCTTCGCGCCGAGGTGACTCCAGAGCGCATGCGCGAGGTGATCGCGCGTCTGGTGCCAAATGAGGCCGGCTACGGGCTGACCCTAACGCCAAAGGGCATCGTGATTCGCGGCCGGGTCGCACTGTCACCGGCCGTGAACGCGCCGTTTCACATGCTCGCCCGCTGCTGACCGGGACGCGACCACAACATGAGCATGTGCGAGCCGCGTCCCGGTCTACAGACCTGAGAGCGCCGTGGCGATGGCCCACAGCATCACGAACAAGGCTCCGATGGCGAACAGCGCTCGGTCGCGGCTCGTCATTGCGCGTTCGCCTTCTCGAGCCGGTACGCAGGCCAGTCCGGTGGGTTCAGCAACATCGTCGACGGCCACTCGTGCGGCGCGGGACGAGGGTCCCACGAACCGATGACCTCGACGTCGACGTCGCGACAACGACGCTCGACCTTCGACCACCACGCGCACGAAGCCCTGCAAGCCGGTGTAATCGGGTAGCCCCACTCGTCGCATGCGGGCCCGGGAGCTGGTGAAGTCAGCATCAGAGCGGCGACGAGCGCGAGCATCACATGTCCGATCGGTGCTGCTTCGCTTCGAGCTGCGCTTTGATGCGCGCCGCGTAGGTGTCGACGTCGAGGCACGTGAGCTCGAACGGCTTCTCGGGGTCGATCCGGCCGCAGATGAACATGTCCGCGTTCTCGTTGCCGGTCATCTTGACCGTGAGCCTTGCGGCGCCGCAGCCACACGCGGCGAGGAACAGCGAGACGACGACAAAGAGCTTTCGCATGGCGACCTCAGTTCGAAAGGAGCGACCGGCGCTTCGCGATCGTGTTTTGCGTGTACCGGGAGCGCGCGAACCCGCCGCAGTCGAGGCAGCGGTAACGCTGGTATTGGCCCGTCTGCGTGCAGCTCGAGCCGTTGCGCTTCAGGTTTTTTGAGCCGCACTTCGGGCACGCGATCTCATCGCTGTCGAAGTAGACCGCGACGTTCGGGTGTCCCTCGGCCCAGGGCCGCAGCTTCAGGTACACCGGCTCGAGCGCGACGACGTCGCGAATGTTGTAGCGACGCATCTTGCGCCAAGCCTCGCGCTTGTCGGCGAGACACTCGGCCCAGAGCTTGAAGCCGTCGTTTCCAAGCTTGGGCGTCTCAGGCGCGAGATGCTTCGAGACCCAAGCGAGCTTGTTCGAGGTGAGCTCGAAGTGCCGTTTTGCAATCAACATCGTGTCGACGATCTTGATCGGCGAGTAGGGCTTGAAGCCCGACAGCAAGAGCCGCGCGTTGATTTTTCGGACGTCGAAGCTCTTGGCGTTGTGCCCTACGACGATGTCCGCTTCATCGAGCAGCGCCCAGAGCTCGCGCAGTAGCGGACCGTCGTCGCGCACGCGTCGAACACCACGACCGCCCGTGTCTCGCTGAATGACCCGCTTCTCACCGAGCCACTTCGCCGCGAACGAGAGAATCGACCAGTCTGCGCCTATCTGCTCGAGACCGATGTTCTGTTCCCAGAGTCCCCAGGAATACACGTTTAACGGTGCCGTCTCGATGTCCAAGAGCAGGATTCGCGGTCGTCGGTTGCGTGGTGCGTCGGTCGTCGGTACATTGCGAGTCGGGGCGTGACGGGGACCTTTGGCTCCGCGTAGCCGGCTCTGGCCGGGGCGCGAATCCACCGAGGTTTTAGACACCCCGCCACGCCCCCGTTTTTCCCGCTCGCGCTCTAGGTGGTCTTCGTAGAGACGGTGAAGCATCAGAATTCACCTCCGAGCGTGAGACCGAAGCTCGGGCCGGTGCTGAGACCCCAGACGCCGATCCAAAAAGGCCCGACGAGACGCCGTTCGGCGTAAGCGCCGGCCGCGAGCAAGTCCCAACCGACGGGGCGATCGAAGCGAATACCGCCGACGTTCGCGCCGATCAGCACGCCGACGCGCCACTGCGGCTTGTACGCCGAGACCGTTTGCTTCTCTTCGCTGGCCAGATTCGCCGAGCTCTCGACGGTTTTGGCCGTCTTCACGTCGTCGACCGACCGCTCGACCTCATGCTCGACGCGTGTTCCGTCGGGCTTCACGACCCGGTCGCGGTACACGACGACGGTCTTCGTCTTCTCTTTGCTGGCGACTTCGACCTTGCGCTCGACGAAGCGAATCGACTGAGCGACCACCACCTCGGGACCGGGCGTCGTGTAGCGGCCGACCATGAACGCAGCCGCGATGAGGACGAGCGCGAGCAGCGGGCGCCAGTGCGATTTGAAGAAGTCCCAAATCACTTTGACTCCTCGAGACGGCGCTCGCGAATTCGACGATCGTCTTCAGTTCGATCGGGGCTGATGCCCGCCTTTCTCCAGTCAGGCCATGTGCGAACGCGTTCCGCGTCTCGCTCGACCGCGGCCCAAAAAGCCCGAGCTTCGGGCGTGTCTTTTCGCCGTCCGATCAAAGGCTCGAGCCCCGCGCCGCGATGATGATGCCGGTGAGCGTGAGGCCGAACGCGACCACGATCAGGACCAACGGAACGAACTCCACAGCGTCACCTCACTTCGTGATCGAAATCGTGATCGGCTCGCCGCGGTTCCAGGCGGCTTCGACCTTCGCGTAAAATGCGGCGCACGCGGCGCGGCTCTCACCGACGAAGTCGGGATGGCTCGCGAGATACGTTCGGCCGAGGATGATGCAGCCCTCGGTGTCTTCGGCGGTGTTGCCCGAGTGCATCAGGACGCCTTCGAAGCCCGGAACGTCGTGCAGCCGCGGCGTGAAGAAGTCTCGGCCTGCGATCTTCGAGAAACGCGGCGAGCGCTCCCACGTCACCCGATACTCACCGTACGGAATCGCGGTCTGGCCCTGAACCTTGACGCCGGGCGCGCGAATCACGTCTTCGAGCGTGAAGCACTCGAACACACCGTCGACGTAGAGACTCCCGACGGTACTCTTGTCGGTGAACTCCCGGCGTTTGAGCTCGAGCCTCACGAAGTTCGTTCCTTCGCTTCGCGGTCAAGAAGACGCTTGATGACGCGTTCAACGCGCTCGTCTGTCTCGGCGACCACCTTCGCGAGCTCCGCGCGAACGCGCTCGAGCTCCGGGGGTTGCGTCTGAGACCTAGACTCGGGCGCGGGTTTTGACTTCGACCAGCGGAGGTACCACGGGCGATAGGTCATCTCTCGCCCCGCATTGAGAGGCGCTCAAGAACCTCGACGCACGTCACGAGCTTTTGCGCGAGCGGTGCAACCTGCATCGCGGTTTGAAGATGCGCTTGATGCGCGGCCTCGAGCTTCGTGGCGTGATCGGCGTCGCGCTGGCGACTGTCGCGCACGAGCCAGCCGATCGCGAGCAACGCTAGCGTCAGAAACGCCGGAAAGGGGTTCTGCGCGAGGGCTTGAAACAGGGCCGAGAAGTCCACTCCCCCACTAAAAGGGGGCGGTTTCAGCCCTTGGAACTACGGGGCGCAGGCGCCGTTCTGATACCAGACGAACCGGCCGACCAGTTCAGGGTGCAGCGGGCCGCCGTCCGGCGCATTCGGGCACGTCCCATCGACCGATTCGCTCGCGTAGCACGGCATTTGAGTCTCACAGGCCCAGCGCTGCCCGCCTATGCAGCGCTGTTCGGCGAGCTCGCTTTCGCAGCACGGGGCCTCCGGGCTCGGCGTGGAAGGGCACGTCGTCGGAACGATCGGGGCACCGCAACCGAAGAGCAGGATAGCGAGCGTGTAGGTTTTCATGTTCTTCCCCGTAGACGTGTTTCCGCCCATATTATTCAAACCGGCCTTTCAGAGGAACGGGAAGAAGTTCAGACCGTCAAGCGACACGAAGGCGTTGTTTCCGACGAGCGGCGTGACGTTGCCGCTCGTGTCGATCTCCACCCGTCCGAACAGGTTGTTTGCAACCACCGCGAAGTTCACGTTCTGCGGTGGCGCGACGGGCAGCGTGAACGCCGTGAGGCCAATCGTCCCGCTCTTGATCAGACCCTTGAGCCAGATCCGCCCGTACCTGTCCCAACGAAACGCGGCGGTTGTGTGCGTGCCGGCGTCGTAGTTAACCCAGGAATTCTGAAAGCCTGGAATGGCGTCGTACCGCTCTGTGAACTTCGTGGTCGTGCCGATCTCGTACCAAGGCGACCCGACCCACTGCAGCCGAATTTCATCGACGTCGATCGTGTATGCAGACGTCCCGGTCGAGTTCGCGACGAGCGTAACCTGAGCCGAACGAACCGACGTCCCGCCGTCAACACGGCAGTAAAGATCGCTCTTGACCCAGTGTCCTTTTTTGACATTGCCGAGAACGGTGATCACCGAGCTCACCGTGACCGAAGACCCGGCGTAATCGTAGAGAGAAACGAAGATCTCGAGGGCCCCCGCGACCGTGTTCGCGGACGCGGCCTTCGTCCACACCGAGAAGCGATAGAGCTGAGACGTGCGATTCGCTTCGCCGGCTTCGTTGATGATGGGAATCATCGCCGATTGAATGTCGACGTTGCCCGAGACTTTGCCGTTCAACCGGAGGTACCGGCCTCCGCTGATCCCGTTTCCGTCCTCCATCACCTGAACGTCGGTCCCATATGTGCCGAAGCCGGGCACGATCGACCAGTGATCCGGCATCCCAGAGGTGTCGACGCGCGTCTCAAATCCGCCGTTCAGCGGGTAATCACCGAGAGCGATACCGTCGGTCAGGTGTCCCGATGAAGCCTGGCCTGCCACGAAGCTAATTTCGCGCGTCGGCTGACTCTTCACGAGTCGGCTTCGGTTGTGTCCGTACAGGACCGCCTTCGCGTAGTAGGTCTGACCTGGGATCAGCTCGCTGACCACCACATCGTTCGAAGCGCCTTGCTTCTTCAGCGTCGAGCTCGACGGGGTGAACCCAGGCGACGCGCTGACGTGAATCTCGGCGTTCATGGGGAGTGCGCCTTTGGTTTCCGTCCCCGCTAACTGAAACCGAGCCCCACCAATCGCGGCGGAAGCCGTCATCGTAACGTTGTCACTGTTCGTCAGGTCGAGCGCGTGCTGATCGCGATTCAGCTTGCTGTGCCACCGACGGAAGCCGGCGCTCGGCTTACCGCGGCAACCGATCGTCGTGCGCGCCTCTTTGTCGGTGATCTTGTGCGTGTACGACGTGACACCGAGCGACTGATCCGAGTCGTAGTGAATGCCGTCGGCCGTCCACTTGTAGTAGTCCCCGAGCTCGACGAACCGGAAAAGCGGCACGTCGCATTCGTGCTCCACCACGGGCGTCGCGAGATCCGAGATGACGTTGTCCGCGAGCGTATTCGCCTCGGTCGCGGAATCGATGTTCGACGTGCTCGCTTCGCCGATTTCGCAGAACCGACGCCCGTAGTTCGAAATGCTCGTCGCGTCGGTACGTACGACGGTCTTGCGAGTCGGCCTTCCGGCCGCGTCGAGAGCCGAGCTATCGCTGTACACGACCTGAACCGCGTTGCGAATGCCCGCGATCTGTATCGGGAGACGTGCGAGCTTGTACCGCTGCGACGGGCTGAACGTCCGATCGGGCGTGGATGCGCTTCGATTTGGGGCCTGGAATGTGAGCTTGAAGCTCGAGCTCCCGGCGTCGTACCTGAAACGAAGGTCCCAACCGATTTGGTCGACGAGCACACGAAGCGCATCCCAAACGCTCGTGCGGTCGGGCTTGTACGCCTTGATTGCCCAAGAAGGCGAAACGGGCACGTTCAGCGTGACGACGCCCGCGCCAAGGTTGTCGTCAATGATCTGCTGCATCACCGTCTCGACGGCGGTGCCGCTCGTGAGCGACGTCGACCCGCTTTCGGTCCACGTCACGCCACCGTCAACAACCGTCGCGCCACCGCCCGTCGGCCAGGTCGGTTCGGTCGAGCCCGTGATGCCGGTCGTGATCGCCGTCGCACGATAGAAGTGCGAGTTCTTCGCGCCGTCAGTGGGGATGACCCGGTCTCCGACGGCGACGGTGTCGGTCGGTCGCCAGATGATACAGCCCTTCGTGGCGTTGACCCCCTGCGCCATTGCGTACACGCGCTCGCGCTCCATCCACGTGTCACGCAACTTCCCCTGCAGGTCGGAGCAGCGAAGCTTGACGTGTTCGCCTTCACCCGAATCGATCTCGTCGATGTACCCGTGAAATTGAAGGTTCCAGTCTCCTGAAGCGGGCGCGACGCCTTCGGGCATCATCGCGACTTCGATCTGAACCTCGCGGGCGAGCGCGAGAAGCGCCGAGTAGCTACCGGGATACGCGAACGCGAGGTTGACGGGGCTTCCGGCCATCAGCGGAGCGACCGAGATCTTCTCTACCTCGCGCTTCAGCGTGATGTCCGCATCCATTCCTTGAGAGTCGATCGTTTCCTTCCACGTCGCCGAAACGCACATGTTCCGGCCCGCGTAGGTCGAGAGATCGCGGAACGTACCACCCGAATCTTTGACCTTCGCGCGCCAGAAGACCGAACGGCCACCGGTTGCGGTAAGAATCTTGTCATCGGCGGTGCTGATCGTGCGCATCAGACCTCCTCGAGCTCGGCGTCGATGACGCGAATTGACTGGTAGTAGGTGCCGTTCAGATACCCGGGCATGACGTTGATGCCAGACACCCCGCCGCAACAGGTCTTCGTGACAAGGTTTGCGTCGATGAGGTCGCCGTCGCAGTCGAGGTAAGCGAGCTGAGAGAACGCGGCGCCGTACGCGACGACGCTCGCCGGCCACGAAGACGGAACCTCGTAGGGCAAAATCACAAGGTCATCGAGATTCGTCGTGCTCGCGGCGTCAGCATCGAGGGTCACCGTGCCGAGCGATGTGCTAGTGGTGAGCCAAGACGTCGCGTCGCTGGTCAACACACCACCGACGTAGGCTTGCGACCCAGCCTTCGTCGTGCTCGTCACGACGTAGTGGGTAAACGCCCCTGCGCCGACCTTGCGCCACACCATCACCGTCCACTTCGTTCCGTTCGCAGGAAGAGCGGCATAACGAATCCGCCCAGAGCTCGCGGTCTGCTGCGCCCCACCCGCGCCATACTTCGAGGTCGCGTTGATCACCGTGTTGGTGAGAACAGACGGCCCAAGGCCCTTGCTGGAATAGAAGTGAGTATCGAAATTCCACGTGTGCCCGCGGCCGAGAATCAGTTCGCGCGTGGCGATCGCGTCAGTCGGGGACAGGTGCGCAACCTTGAACTTGTAGGTCTCCTTGAGAGCTCGACGGTTGATGAGCTTGGAGCCGTCTTCGGCGCGCTCATTCTCACCGATCTGCGACGTCTGATGAGACGCGCCGTCGGTGAGCACCGCGATCGGAATCCCGCTTATGCGAAGAATGTTCGCCATAGTCAGCGCCTATCGTTGCTTCCGGTGGAGTCGTCGCTGTCCCCCGAGCTGCGATGATGGTTTCCGCCGCTCGAGCCGCTCGAGCCACCGCTTGACCCTGTGCTGTGGTTGCTGCTGCTCGCGGGGTTGCCGGTGATGCTTCCGGTCTGCAGGAATTGCTCGCGCTCCGCGTCATTCGACGCGTAGGACGCGCTCGAACCAACGGAAGAACTCATCGAGCCCGGCGACGTTGCGTTGAACTGAGCCAGTGCGACCTTAAAGCCCTGCGGGATGTTCAGCAGTTGCTCTGAGACTTTGTCTGCCGCGTCGCCGAGCTTTCCGACCTTCTCAGCCGCGTTCGCCGACTCGTCAGCGAGACCGTCATAGCCCTTCGACCACAGGTCGGTCATTTGCTTGAACACGTCGGCGCGCTTCATCTCCGCGTCGTGGTAAAGCTTCGCCGTCCCCGACGTGTCACCACCAAGAGACTTAATGATGTTGTAGATGACGCCGAGGATCGACATCCAGGCCGTCAGCAGACCGAACATGATTCCCAGCACGGTCTCACCGATGAACTTCATCACGAAGTTGATCGCGTCGAAGACGGGGGCCATGACCTGGCCAAGCATGTCGAAGAGCCCACCCAGGGCCTCAAAAGACATCGCAATCGGCGCGAGGATGGTCGAAATCAGACCGATCACGGGCGCGAGCTGCTGAAGAACCTTCCCGATGATGTGAAAGATGGGGTTCAGAACCTGATGAATGACATGCGCAACCATGCCCACGGCGCCGATGAGAGGTCGCAGGCCGTTGACCAGATCATTGAAGCCGCTCGAGAGCTCCTGAATCGCGGTCATCACCTGACCGTTGCCGATGTCGATCAGCTCTTGAAACCGTTTGAACTTGGAGAAAAGCTCGATGAAGACGGCAATGATTGCGCCCCAGATTCCGCCGTTCTGGAACCCTTGAATGCCTGCGTTGATGGTCTCGCCGAGACTACCGAGCTTCGACGCAAAGGCTGAGATCCCCGACTGCACCGCGCTACCAAGCTTGTCGAGCTGATCGTTAAAGACCTCGCGCATCTTCACTTCGCGGTCATACTCTTGCGAAACCTGCATGAGGCTTTCGGACATCGACTTGTCCGTGTCTTCCTTGTAGTCCTCCTTGAACATCTCGTCATTCGAGACGCCCATGTCCTTCATCCAAGACTCGTTGGCCGTAATCGGCCCGTTCATCTCGCCGATCCGATACTCGGGCGTGTTCGTGTGAACCGTTACCGCGCCCTGTTTGCCGGTGAAGCCGAGCGTCTTCTTCGTCCAATCGACCGCGTCGCCGAGCATCAGTTTCCACTCGTCGATCCCTTCGACGGTGTATTTCTTGACTTGATCTGCCGCGAGCTTGAGCGCGTCCCCCATCGCGCCGCCCTTCATGTCCTTCGACCACTTGTCAATCATTTCGTCGCTGGCATTGTTCGCTTGCTCGCGACTCGCGACGTTGACGGGGTTCTTCAAGAAGTTCATCGCGTGCGCGATGGATTTCTCGACGGCCGCCCATGCATCGATGAACCAGTCGAAGAAGTTCGTCGAAAGCCATTCCTTGAAGCTGTTCCAGTAACCAGAAATCGACTCGATGACCGAGCGTGTCTTCTCTTGGATCCCGCCCCAGTTCTCACGCCATGCTTTGTGCAGCAGCGCGACGCCGACGAAGATTCCCGCGATGACGGCGCCGAACGCGAGCAGCGGAGTCATACCGAGCGCAACGGCGGCGCCCATAGCCTCGAAGGCCGGCATGAGAGTCGAGACGATGCCCGAGACCTTACCGATCGCGAGGGCCGCAACCCCGACCGCGGTCGCGATCTCAACCCAGTGCGCGATCTGCTGCTTCGTCTCAGGTGTCAGCGATTGCCACCAACCGAGCATCTCGCGCAGATGTACGTTCATCTCGCGCAGGACCGGGACCATCATCGCCCCGATCTCGGTCGCGAACGTTGCGAAGATGTCTTTCGTTTGCCGAACCTGAGTGGCAACCGTGGCGTTGTGCTCAGCGGCTACGGCGAGCGCCGCCGCAATTCCGGCACCGATCGCAACACCCGCGCGACCGATCTCGTTTGCCGCGGCCTTGATCTTCCGAGACACCTTCTCGGCGATCTTGGCCGCATCCTCCATGCCCTTGCCGAACGCGGACGTCTGCGCGCTCAACATCACGTACAGATCGCCGACCTTCAAGCCACCGGACACAGATCACCTTCTCCGTTTGGCCTTCGCCGAGTCGAGGGCCTTCTTGCGCTCTTCACCCTTGGTGATCAGGAATGCCAGCCACGTAATGAACTCGCTGTGGGGCATTTCGTCGATCTGCTTCAGGGTCTTTTTCAGTTTCAGGCCGACTTCGAGCTTCATGCGAAGCTCAGGGTCAGCCTTCAGCCTTTTTTTGCGTCGGCCAGATCAAAGTTCAGCTGCGCGAGCGCGGCGTTTGCGAGGTCGTCGAACCACCCGCCCGTTGGCTGCTTCGACAGCGAGTCGCGGTCGGCCTCTTCGAACACCTTCTCGGCCGTCGACTTTCCGTCAGGCCCTGGGACGCAGGTCAGACACATCACGGCGTTGACCTGCAGCTTCGTGAGGTCGGGCTTGCTGTCCTTCTCGAAGGAACCGGCCGAAGCGAAGATCATCCCCCGCTCTTCCACAGAGGGTTGACGCACAACCACGTCGACGGGCTCACCATCGAGCACGATCGACAGCTTCTCTTCGCGAAACTTCTTCTCGGCACCGACGGTCTTCGAACGAATCTTGTCTCTCAGGCTGCTCATATGTTTCCTCTCACGTGCCCCAGGTTGGTACTGCGAGTTCTGTTTCACCGAGACCGTTCGGTGCGTGGGTGCTGAACTTGATCGTCCCCTCGATTCGCGCGTCGAGAGGCGCCTTCTCATTTCCATCCGAGAGGTAGACCCACGCGCGCCAGTACTGTGTGGATCCGCCAGGTCGGTATTCCAGCAACACCTTCGTGCCTGCGCGCATCGCGGTGCGTAGTTTCGTGGTCCCAGCACCCGGATCGAGGTCCGTCGTCAGGAGCTCGAGCGTCTGAAACGAGCCGTTCGCATCTTGAAGTGTCGCCATTCGCCGACGGCTCGTGTCGCCGAACACGGTGACCTCGGTGAGATCGGCCATGTCGTCGACTTCGAATTCGGTTCCCGAGAGGATCGAGAGCGTCGGAATGTACTTGCCTGACACTCGAACCAACGCGCTCGAGCCCTGATCGGACGTGAACGTGATGATCCCGAACATGTAATCGACCGTGTAGGTCGACGGGTTCGCGGTCGCGTATGGCGACGCTCCGGCCCCGTCGGGGTCGACCTCGACGGTCAGTGCGGTGTCGGGATCGAGGATGCGCTTCGTCGCATCGGTGATCTGATACACCGTGTTCGCCGTGAGCTTGGTCGTCGGCTCTTGCGTGAGGGTGGTCGGAGTCCCGCCGACCTTCACGGTCGTGCTGTTAGAACTCGTCGCCATCGCTTAGCCCGTGACGTCGGTCGGCGCGCCGGTGAACTTCAGACTCGCGTTGAACTCGGTCTTCCCGCCGACGCCGTCCTTGACCGTGAACTTCTCGACCAGGCACTGAACCTGATAACCCTTGAACACCCCGACACCGGCCGAGGGGTTGAAGTAGATCGAGATCCAGACAGCGGCGCCAGACCGCTTACTCGAGCGGAGCAACGCTTGCGGCGCGTCGGCCGCCTCGAAGTCACCGGCGAGCTCGATCGAGCCATCATTCAGACCCGTGATACGTTGCTTCCAAGCAGCTGAAGACGCGCCCTTGAAGTCGGTAACCTCGAGCAGGTCGGCGAGCTCGTCATAGGTTGCATCGTTGAGACCGTCGATTTCGTCGCCGCTTCCCGGCGTAGAGCTCGACGCCTTCGCGTACACCTTGATTGGGTATCCTGCAGTTGCCATTCAATATTCTCCCGTTACGACGTGAAGCGACATTCGAGGCCGATGCTCCAACCGGGCTCGTCGTGGTCATCGCGACCGAGCGCTATGGGCTGCGCGTCGCGGAGCAGAACTGAGTAGTAGGGTGTGATCGAAGCCTTCTGAAGCTTGTCGGCTACCGACCTCGCGAACTGGAATCCCTCAAACGCTTTCTCGCGCTCGCCGCGCACGAGAATCGAGAGCTGAAGAATGTGATCGCTTCCACCGCTTCCGAAATAGGGCGCAGGAGACGGGCCGCCTGCTGATCGGACATACACGTGTGGCAACGTCACGGTCCCAGCTTCGTCCGAACCAAACTGGTTCGCGGGGACCTCTTCGCTGGCGAACAGATTCGTTCCGCGCGTGAGGCCGAGCCCCGCTCCCTCGAGAAAGGTCGCGACGTCGGTCGGCGCGTCTGGAATTGAGAGAGCCATTAGTCGATGGCACCTCTCACAACCTGAGCCATTCGCTGCGAGAACTCAGGTCCCATCTGATTCGCGGCCGTCTGAAGCCAAAACTGATTCGGGGTCTTCCGCTTCTTGCCGAAGTGAAAGCCCTCATGAACCGCGGCGGCGTAAGGTGCTTCGTAACCCATCGTTGCAATGGGGTTGCCGTGGTCACTAAGGCCGGCCGAGACGAACGAAGAAGCCTTCAGTTCGCCACTTTCAACCGGCACTTCCGCGTTGGCTATGATCTCAAGCCGCGCGGCCTCGGCCCTCAGCGCGCCGACGAGGGTGGGCTTAATCCGCTCGAAGATCTTTTCGACGTTCGAACGAAATGCACCCGCGTCAAATTTGACTTCGGCGGCGTCGCCCATTCCCCTGCTAAAAGGGGGCGGTTTCGGCCGACGGCTTTAGACGTACACCTTCCAGAATCTTGCGGCGCCGACACCATCGCGCATCTTGTCAATCTGGAGAATTCGCCGGGACGCAAGGACGTTTCCGGTGTTGTCCCCCTCGCTCGTGAGCCAAATCCGGTGTTGTAAGGTCAACGCAAGCGTCGGCGGGACGTAGATCACGAAATTAGCCTGTACCGTTTGACCTGCGGCGTCTTGGATTGACACTCGCGTCGACTGAATTCGAGCTCTAGACGTAGAGATCGTGCCTGTCGTCGGCTTGGCATACTGATCACGGCTCGTCACCGCCGCATATGAAATCGTCCCCTGGAAGAGGCCAGAAGGCTCCGCCGCGCTACCTGAAGCAGCCGGCGCAACCGCCGTCGGAGTCACGAAAGAGAACGGTGGGACGGGACTCGGGTCCGCACCGGCCGGCATAGAGAGCTTCCCGAGCACCCCGACGAGCAGGTCGGCCGCAGTAGGAGTCGCCGCGTACAGGTAAGGCGCGTGAACGGCCGAGAGCGCGGGCGCGCTGCGCGCATTCCCGTCGACGTCGACGTAAAGCCCGAGACCACTCGGCGCGGACCCGGCCCAGAGCGCCCCGGTTGACTGGTTCGTCAGCAAGAACACCGCGAACGGGGCCGCTTCGGTGCATACCGCGCCCGACCAGTAAGCGGGGAACCCGCCGGTACCCGTCGAGACAACCCAGGCGATACCCTCGGCCACGTCACCGGTTGTCGGCTTCGCGCGATAGACGCCTTGTCCGACGTGAACGAACGTCGGTTGGGTCCGTGCGGTGCCTGAACGGTTCCTGTAGTCGACGAACACGAGCCCGTTCGCGAGCGCATCGGTCTTCGGATTGCCGCTCGAATCCCAGACCGCGACTTCAATGATGTCGCCCGTTGCCATCAAGGTCCGATCGGGTTGACCTTCGAATCAGGAACGTCGTCTTCGAGTCCGTTGAGCCTGCGCAGGGCACCGAGACACAGCGACAGAAGAGTGTGCATCGCATCTTCTGGGCCGGGCTTGTAACCAATCTGCACCTCTTTCAAGGTGAGGATTCGCCCCTCGCTGTCTTGAGCACTACCGGTCACGACGATTTCCACATTCCCGTTAGGCTGAGGGTACATGTGAACCTGCGCGACACGTGCGGCGTCGCCTTTGATCGTCACCGATGCGTCCTTGATCGCCATGCGTCAGACCTCGAGGCCATTCGCGATGCGCAGCGCCTGAAGCGCCGCCGCGGACATGTTGTTGAGCGTTGCAACACCGCTTCCGAATGTCTTCGTGGTCGCGATCTGCTCGACGAATCCCGCTCCATCGTCGGCGGTGCCTACGATGTCGACACGATAGCTTCCGTCCGTCTGCAGGTAGACCGTGAAGCTCGTAATCTTTGCGCTCGAGCCCAGGAACGTGACCGTCTTGTTCTGAATTGCCATGCTTCCTCAGGTGATTGAACTGTAGACCGCGAGATATCCGAGGCTCGAACCGCTGGCGTCGAAAACTTGAATCTTCTTCACGACACTCCCCGGCGTGGTCGCGCTCGCGCTGTTTCCAACCCCGATGCCTCCTGGCGCCAGAAACTTACCGCTCGTCGTAACACACCCTACGACGTTCGTTTGATTGTCTCTATAGAAAACGTGTGAATACCGATCGTCACCCGCAGATATCGTGTTTCCGTTACACGAGGCGGCGCAGATTGCACCGGCGCCATCCGACGCGTTTCCAAAGAGCCTCGATGGCGTCCCACCATTGCCTGTTGCAAAGTAGCCGGTGTTGCTCCAAACAGTCAGCCCGGCTCTCAGCGTGCTCGCGGCCGCAAGATCCCCAGCTGCTGTAATTTTTCCACTTCCATCACTCGTCAGATAATCAGTAGTACCGCCGCCAATCTTCCAGCGCGCACCGGTTGCCGCCGCAAAAGCATTGCTTCCGGAAGCGATCGAAGAGATCACCGAACCCGTGAAAGTTTTATCTCCGCCGATCGTCTGAGTGCCGGCCGTCAGCGCCCCGGGTTGTGTGCCTGAAGCCGGCTGAAGTGTGAGCACCTGACCGTTAAGTGACGCGCCGTTCGCATTCGGGCTCGACCCGACCGCTCCAAGCGTCACGTCACCGGTGTTGGTGCCTAAAACCGCATCAAGTTTCGCTTTGTCCGCACCGGACATCGCTCCGGCCGACCCGGAAGCGATAGCTACGGCCAGCGAAATCACTTGGCCATTCAACGAAAGCCCGTTCGCGGTACCAATCGAGACGTTGCCGGTGTTCGTACCGGTGATCGCGTCCAGCTTCGTCTTGTCGGCCGCCGACATGAGGCCGCGGAGCGACGGGGACGCGTCTTGCGGCGGTGCCGGAATCGGTTGCGAGCTCATACCGTCCAACTCATCTTGTAGGGAGCGAGAAGAGCTCGTGCGTACGCCGGAATAACCTGTTCAGCTGTCTTTGAGTCGAAGAAGCTGATCGACCAGTCGCCGATCGCCTCACTCTTCACGTTCGGATCGACTCCGCGGAGCCTGAGAAGGCCGCACGCGGTCTGGATCGCGGCCTCTTGCACGACATACGGGAGGGTCACGCTCGGATAGGTCACCGAGTCGAGCGCGTTCTGACCAGGCGTCACGAAGCCGCCCGTGTACGTCGCGACAATCTTGTCCGACTGCCCGTACGAACCTGCGATCTGATCGGACACCGCGAACGAGTCGGCGCGTTGAGTCGAGCACCAAACACCGTTCTTGCGGAGCACGAGCCCGGTGTCGGCGTTCGCGCCAACACTCTCGTAGTTCGAAGAATCGACGGTTCCGTTTGCCTCGACGATTGAGGTGATTGAAACGATGGGCGCACGCTTCAGAATCAAGAACGGTCGGCCGGAGCTCTCAGGGTACTCGACCAAACCCGAGGCGCGCTCGAACGTTCGCGCGCAGTGGTTCGCAATCGCCTGCGATGCGGCCGAGACCGCACGTTGAACGCGGTCGTCTGAGGACACACCGAGGTCGCTCGCGACGTCGGACGCCAAACACAGATCGTATGCTTGCGGCGAAAGTGACATCCGTCCTCAAAAGAAACGCGGCCGGTCGCCGGTTTCCCGACGCCGGCCGCAAGCGCGCTGCTGATTTAGACCGTTACGCCGAGCGAGTAACGGGCTGCGAGGTGTTGTACATGCTTCCGCCGAGCACAAACACAGCAGTGATCTCCGCGACGTCGGTGCCAGAAGCGGTGTGATCGGGCGTATACTTCACACGGACAAACGACTTCTGTTGAGTGAAGTCGATGTCGAGCTCGTACTGACCGTACTGATCACCGGTACCCGTCACAAGATCCACGGTCGCGGCGAGCTGTTCGACGTCAGTCGAGTAGGTCGAGTTGTCGTCGGAGTAGGCCAGCTTGACCGAAGTCAGAGTCAGCTTCTTGGCGGCGGTGTTATTCGCATGCGCGGCGATCACCAACTTGCCGGAGCCGAATCCACGGCGGTCGCAGCCCGTCCCGGTAACTTCGGTAGCGTCGCCGGTACCCGCGGCGGTGAGTCTCGACCCGGCGACACAGGTCGTCTTGATTTCCGCGCCCACGTTTGCAGTTTTAGGATCAGACATTTGTTGTTTCCTTGTAAAAGTTGAATAGGGCGACCGAAGCTAGCCGCCCTACTCAGTCAGGTTTAGTTGCCCCAGGTCACGTTGTAGACGCGGGCACCGCTCACGTTGTGACGAAGACCGATGTCGACCTCTTTGAGCAACCGAATCACCGTCTGGTCGGTCGAGATTCCAGAAACAACCGTACCGCTGTTGTTAGTGTAGGCGCCGTTGGGGAAGACTTCGGCCTCAACCGACATGGCGTCGAGGATGATGACCTCGCTCATGTCGAAGAAGAGCAGATCGGACTGACCGTTTGAGTTGCTCGTCTCACCGTTCGCCAGCGTGAGACCACCCGTCTCGCTGATCTGGTTCGTGATGAAGAACTTCTTCCCGCGAATTGTTCCGCGGGCATTCCACTCGTTCTCGAGCATGTTCGAGCCGTCGCCGCTCGAAGCAACGGCGTCGAGGATCGCGGCCTTGGGGGACGGCGAGGTGAAGATTGCAACGTCGTCCATTGGCGCGTTGGCAAGCTCCATCTTCTTCAGCGCCTTGTCGATCTCCTGCTTCATCTCGAGCACGGTTGGCTTGCCGGCAACACCGAGTGCGGTCATCGCGTACTTCATGCTAGACGCAAGCTGAAGCGCGATGCCGCGCGGCTTACCTGACGTGCCGGGACCGTAAAGAAACTGAAGATCCTCTTCGAGGGCGACGACCTGAAGCAGATCATTGAGCACGAACTGATCGGCGCTGATGCTCGCATTTCGAATCAGGTCGTTAGGAACCGGGCACTGTGCGGCCAGCTTCTTCGCCGTGAGAGCGAGCGGCTGTGAAGTCGTCGGATTGCTGTTCGTGACCGCCGTAGTCTCACCGACCCAATAGGCGGTACCGGCAGCAGCCTGCCCGTCGAACTGGAGACGCTGCCCGCCGCTAATGGCGCGTGCACCGGCTTTGCGCACAACCGACTTGTTCCGCAGAAGCTCAATGAAGTCACCGGACCACTCGGGGCGAACCATAGACCCCATACCGGCGAACGCGCCGCTCGAGAGGGCCTTCGCAAACTCACCGTATCCCATACCGGGCGAGCGCTCGTTCCAGCCCTTGACCACATCAAGAATCGGCTTCCGGTCGAGCTCAGAAGCAGCCTTCGCCTTGATGAAGCGAACGAAGGCAAGCCCTTTGTGCTTCTCGAACGCAGGGGCACCAACCTGGACATCGGTCGGTTGAGCGGGCGTAGACCGATGGCCCTGAACCCCGCCCATGATCTCGGTCAAGATCTCGTCTTTGAGAGCCTTACGCTCGGCTTCCTTCGCTGCCTTCTCGGCCTCGAGCTTCGCCTTCAAATCAGCTTCGGCTTTCGCCTGAGCCTGCATCGCGACGAGTGCGGCGGCGGTCGCGTCCGCCTTGATCTTAGCGATCTCTTCCTGATTCACTTGGTAGCTCCGTTAGACTCGAGGAGATTGAGAGCACGAGCCGCAATCGCCTCGATCGATGCGGTATGTTCGGACTGAGACTTTTTGCGCACGTCTCTGTCGTCGAGCGCCTTCACGACGATCTGCGCGGCGCGAAGCGCGATCTTCTCGATGAGTTCAGCCGCTTCGCCTTCGAAACCCTTCACGCGCAGTGCGCGTTGGTTCCCTGGAATCGTGACGATCGAGATCTCGAGCAGGTCTTGAACGGTCGAATCAAGACCGCCCTTCTCGTTCTCAACGTAAGAGCCTTCGGGAATCGCGTAGCGAACCGAAACCGCGTTCAAAAACCCGTCTGCGACCTTTTGCTCAACCTGACGTGCGAAAGCGTCCTTCTGATCAAACTGAACATCAACGTAGAGTGCGTTCCCGTCGACGTACGCGCGACCCTTACCGATCGGAAGCACATCTTTCCGCCCGAGACCGAGAAAGCCGCCGTCGCCGGCCTCGTGATTATACAGGATGACAGGATTGGCGTTGAAAGACGAGAGTTGCCACCCCCCGACGCTCAACCGGTCCTGATAGCGGTCGAACTCGCCGTCGTTTGCGCGAAACGTGTACGTCTTTGGCTGATCTGACAGCGTACCGGGTGTAGTTTTGACTTTCTCAAAGCCAAAACTGCGTGTACGTTGAACCGATCCGCCCATTCCCCTGCTAAAAGGGGGCGGTTTTTACAAGTGGTCAGAGCCCTGCGCCTGCCCAAGGCGGATCGCTTGGTGAAGTCTTCGCATTGGACGGCTGGTTCTGCTCTTCGATCGTGTCAGCTTCGGACCCCTGACTCGCATCGGGAGTCGTCGGCTGCTTCTCCGTCTGCCCCGGCATTGGGGCGAGATAGCCTTTCAACGCGGGGTCCGGCCTCTTCCCGGCGAGCTCTCGAGCTTCGTTGTAGGTGAATGCGGTCGGGAAGGTCCCCATCACGCGCAGTTCATGCTCTCGATCCTCGGGAATCGGGGACGCATAATCGAGGAAATCCCCTTCGGACCCAAGCCGAGGCATCAGTCTGAACTGGAATTCAGACCTGAGAAACTCCGCACGGGGCACAATGCAGTTCTTCGCAAGCGAATCGTGCGCCGCCCATGCGGTTCCCTTACTCGAGCTCGTCAGGTCGCCGACGATCTCGGGCGCGACACGCCAGTTCATGCGCACGAAGTCATTGACGCCCTTACGCAGAGCGCGAAGGTCCATTTTCTGGAAGTCGGTATCGAGCCTGGACACTGAAGTCTTACCTCCGGTGATCAGAACGTTGCCGGCGCGATCCGGGCCTTGATGATTCTTAGTCAACTCCTCTTTGAACTTCTTCGCGGCTGGCGTTTCGCCGTTAGTCATGCCTTCAATCGCGATCACCGCGGCCGGAATCGTGTTGTTGTAGAAGTAGTTCTTCGCGAACCGCGCCGCATACTCGTCTGTGTCGAGCTCGTCGCCGAGCGTGAAGCCTTTCCCGACGCCGCGGCCCATCGGATCCGCAGGGTCCGGGTGCCTGATATGGAGCATTCGATCTGGCGGAACCTGCCCGGACACCCGCCCAAAGTTGATGAGATAGAACTGCTCATCGGTCGGACGCATGAAGTCGGGGAGGTTCGTGACCGCGCTCGGGGGCAGTGGCCAGAATCCGACGGGCATCTTGCCCATAAGATCCAGCGGAAGAAACGATTCACCAACCAGATCAAGGTGAATCTGCATCAGCTTCATTGTCTGCCGCCCGGTCAAATGATCGTTCGGGCTTTCGAGAAGCTTCAGCATCGGGTGACCGGGCACCTCGACGACCTCACCACCGTCGACGAGCGCTTTCAGCGCTTCGCGCCGCGTCGATCCGAGACTCCGTGAGGGAATGACGGGCATTCGCATCGCGGCGGCGAGTTTCGCTACCGACCTTGGCCCGGCGACCGGCCGATAGACACACCACTCGAGATCCGCGACCCCGTCGGCCGTCACATCGACCAGGGTGTTGAGCCACGGCATCATCTTGTAGGCCGCGAGCAGCTCGGGCGTACCCTTTCGTATTGGTGCCGAGGCCCAGCGGCTCACCGCGAAGTCGGTCGCGGGTTGGCTGGACACCGTGAACAACCCTTTGACTCGATTCCACAAACCCATAACCACCTCTTTCAGAAAGCGAAGAACTGATCGGCAAACACGAGCTCGTGAACGCCCCAGTTCATGGCGTCCGCGCGGTCGTCTCTGCGACCATTAACCCCGGTAAATTTCTCGAGTTGCTTCTCGAGCTTCGGAAACGTGACGAGCTTCGGCGTCATGCCCCCTTCGTTGTCGTCAAACGTCGGGCCGACGAACTCGATCCGCCCAGTCTCCGCGAGCGCACTCACCGGCTCGGCGCGCTTGCTCTTTTGCTCACGAGCTCGAACCGACTTCACGTTGACGTAAACACCGAGCTCTGCCGCGACGGTCTGAATGATCGTTTCGACCATCTCACCGCCGCTGTTCACCTCGCATACGAGAGTGTCGCACTTGAAATCAAAGTACGTCTGAATCGCGGCGAGCGCACCGGCTCGCGGCGACCCGTGAACAGACCGGTCGGCGAGAATCGAAACACGTTTCAGCGGCATGCCGTCAGGGCCGATCAGCGCCGAATTCTTCACGCCTTGGGCGATGATTCCCCACTCGTCGGAGCCAACTTCACTCGTCGGCGCGGGGTCGACCGAAACGATCCGTCGATCAAGCGTCATCGCGTACGTCAACGGGTCAGCGTCGACACGGCCCCACTTCGCCGAGCCGAAGATCGCGCCCGGCACATCCATCAGAAGCTGACCGAGAACCTCTTGCTTCCCCCATCGGGTGTTCGCGAGGTTCCGCATGTTCGCAATTGTGGTCGGTGCAAGGAACGCCGCGTTCGCGAGGCTCGAGCCCGTGACGAGCGCCGTCGTCGGGTCTTTCATCAACGCTTCGAGCTTCTTCAGCGGCTTCGGCGTCGTCGTCAGCAGCGTTTGCGGTGGTGACTCCTTGGTTCCGATGCGATTGAACATCGGAATCTGATCAAGCGCGGCCATTTCATGCTTCCAGGTCACAGGCTCGTCGCCCCAGACCCACGAAGTGTTCGTCCCACGAAGACGATCGGGCTTGTCCGCCGAGTAGCAAAGCGCAACGGCGCCGTTCGGCCAGGTCAAGCGCCGCTTCGACGGCTCGTACTTCGGCATGAACCATGGCGGTGACAGTGAAAGAATCCCGCTCGGGCCGCGGATCATCGTGTCGCGGACGTCGGCCGCGGTAGGTCCGATCAGCGCACCTACGCCTTTGTTCTCACGCGCCTTGCCGATCGACCAGCGCGATCCCATGTATGTCTTGCCGAATCCACGTCCCGCGAGCGCAAGACACACCGTCCAAAGCCAATTTGGCGGGATTTGCTGTCGCCGTGCCCAGAAATCGAGGCTGAAAACGATCGCTTCGACGTCCGCTTGCGTCAGACCATCGAAGAAGCGCACGAGTTCGTCGCGCGTCTTGATCGTCGCGGCGATCCTACTGGCGATCGACTCTTCGGGTCCGAGTGAAGCGGCGAGCGCATCGAAGCCGAGATGTTTAGGGACCGGCCGATCCCATTTCTCAGACGCCGGGGGCATTCGGCGTTTCCTGGGGTGATTTTTCCGTCGCGGGCGGCTCGGTGGGTGGTGCCTGCGGTAACAACCGCTCGAAACGCTCCATGAGCAATTGCATCGTGGCTTGCTCTTGCGCCGCGCGATCCTCTGCGGAAACGATCTCGTAGTTGTCGTGCCGCCCGAAGAGCTCAGGGTGACGACGCGAGAGCGCCCACTGCAACACCTTCGGGTCCGAAGGCCCGTGAGCGATCATCGTGTCGAAACACGCGGCAACGAAATCCGACTCGGCCTTGTTTACGTCCCGAAGAAATTCGAAGTAGATGCCTTTAGTTTCCTTTGCACCTTTCGCGTACCACTCCGAAACCATCGCCTCGGTGAGGCCAACTTGCGCCGCCGCCATGGGGCGGTGCATTCCCTTGCGAAGCAAGTCGCAGAACTGTTTCTGCAGTGCTTTAAGCGCCTTCGGCGGCCGACCGACCAGACCCATTCCCTGCTAAAAGGGGGCGGTTTCGGC